CACAAGTTATCCACAGGGCTCAGGCACAAGCTGGGCCTCAAGCTCGTTCCAGGGCACAGGGCGGGTGGGCCCGCAAGCGCTCAAGCCGTCGGCCGCAAGCGCAAGGATCGCGGAGCCTGGAAAAAGTATCGGGAGTCTTTGATCGTGGGTGGTGGCTATGATCCAGGTGTTTGTCGGGTGCTTGATATGGAATGCAATTTGGTGTGGTGAGAAGGTTATTTTATTACCCTTAGTTACCTTTAATTCAACGGTAAAAAATCCAGAGTTTTCAGTATAGCCAACCAGATCAGGAAAGCCAAAACTGGCCCAAGACTCTACTCTTGTCCAGGTTATATTAGGTGTATTTTTCTTAACTTTTTGCCAAAGTTTTGATTCATTTTTCAGGGTAACTACTCCACTAAAATCATTAGCCTATATTTGTCGTATGCGGGTCCAATTAGTTTGTTTTCAACCAGTTTAATTTCTTTAATATTGAATTCTTTTTGCAACGGATTACGTCCTTCGGGCAAAATCATTTGTACTGTAGCTTCAGCGCCTTCTTCAGATTCAGTGAACCTTTGCAATACCTGCATCATTTTATTAACGGTGTATCTATGCACACTTATACTATAATTACTCATTTAAATGGAGGCCCCGCAAACCAACAGACTAAACTATATCTTGTGCCTACTCTTACTGGTCGTACTCTATGTTGTATGTGTGAGGGAAAAAAGATAGCGTCACCTGTTTTGGGTTTGATTTCTTTTTTAACTGCTACACCATCCTCTAGATGAACAGAATCAAATTCACCTCCTGAAAAGTCATCATTTAATAGGACGCTGGCTGATATTTTTCTAACTGTGTTAATACAACCAGGGTTTGATGTTTGTGTTAAACTTTTTAATTCACCAAAAGTAAAAGATCGTTTAGAAAAATTACATCCACTACCATCATAATGCCAAGAATAATGATCGTTGGGTTCGTACTTTGTGAATTGGTGGTGTTCGTGTGAAGTTATGTCATAAGACCAACCGGCACTGTGATTAGCGATTGTCATCATATCATTAAGTTTTTGTGAAATTGATGTGTTGTTAATCCAAGAAACTTGAGAAGATCTAACAGAGTTATCGTTGTCTGTTAAGCCACCACTACCATCGTCGTGAGTCGCTTTGTGTACTTGGTCTTTATATTCGTCAATAATATTTTTACAATCCTCTGCTGTGAAAACATTGTGTATAATAAAACAAGGTGAACCATTTTCTGGGTTTTGATAACGTGTTAACATCTTGTGCCTTGTCCTATTTTCTTTTTAAACATTCTACGTTTGTGTTTATTTTTAGGTCTTGTCCTAATTGAATTACCTATTGAAGTACGTTTCTTTGGACCAGGCTCGTGTGTTGTTGATTTATTCCACTGCTTTGCCATCGTCTAATACCTGGTAGTCTCCTTCTAATAATACTTTATTGTCTTCGTATATCTTTCTCATTTTAGTTTCTAGTTCTTCTAGTGATAAGTCTTCTAGTTTACCTGTACGTATAATTTTTTGTTCTATGTAAAGTCCTGCAGCTTTACCTCTCATATGTTCTGCATTAGCAGCTGCACTGTAAGCACCTTTTTGTAACGCGGCTTCTCTAATTTTAGCTAGTTCAGTAATGTGTCTTTCAAAAGACACTGCATATTTTTGTTGGTTTTCTTCTCGTAGTTCGCCAATATATTTAGCAACTAAAGGATATTTATTTGGATTAGTTAAGTTGGAAGCTTTGACTGCTGCACTGTTGTCTGCATAACCTGCTTCTTTAGCACATTCTGTTTGGGTCATACGACCTTCGTTTGATACAAGTAATTGACAGAATTTAATTTGTTGTTCGGTAAGTTTTTTTGGTAAACCCATAGGGTAAGTTATAGTATAGTTACCCTAAGTTAGCAAATGTTTTTCCACTGTATTGTTAAAATATCGTTCATTATCAATCTTTAACAATTTTATCGCAATGTTTAACGCCTGTTTGATCTGTTGTCATCATACATTGTTCTAACGTGCAGGTATATTGTACTTGATTGCCGGAGTTACGCTCAGCTAGGCGCTTAGCTGTGAGGCACGTGCTGATGTTATCCTGGTGATACCAACCTTCTATGTTTTTATTGCCGCCATCATAGACGTATAAACTAAGTATAATAACTGTTTCAATGATTCCCATTTTTTCTTTCCTCTAAATCTATAATACGATCTTCGTGAAATTGTATAATCATTTCGTTTTTTAATATCAATGGTACTTCCGATTCCATTTGTTCTTTAAGCTTTTCGGTAGCTTCAGCTAGGTACTCAACCAACATATAGAGCTCTTGGACCTGTGGACTGACCATATCGCCTTTGGGGACTCCGTCAATAAAAGCATTAGCAGCTTCTAGGTCTTTCTCCATAAGCTGTAGTTTTGTTTCTATATTATTAAGTCGCTCAATGACGCCAAACCCGAACCAAGCACCCACAAGACAAGCGCCAATAATAGTAATAAGGTTACGTGCCGGCATTGAGATTGCGGTGTTTTCATCGACATCTAATCTTTTCATTTAACATTTCCATCTTCTACGCGCCTGTCTAATTCTAGAATTAGGATCGTTTTTAGTTTTAGCAGAACTGTTTTTTAGTTGACCAGCAGATCTAGCACAATAAGATTTTCTTCTCTTTGCGTCTTTACTGCCTTTTTTTACTTTGCCAGTTACTGCTGTTTTTAGTTTACTTCCGGGGTTTGCTTTTCTATAGGCTTTTACACCTTTAGCTGTCATACCTGCGCCTGATTTAGTTTTGCGATAGTTCGCACCTTTGCCAGTAGTGGTCTTTGGTATTTGCCCCCGAGAAATAGCCATCAGCTACTCTTCTTTTTTTTCTTTTTCTTTGTAGGTTTTTTAGCAGTCTTAGCAGATTCTCTTAACGCTTTATCTGTAACAGTACCTTTGCCTTTTTTGCTTGTACCTTTTTTCTTAGCTTGGTTCATATAATAATACAAACCTTTTTTAACTGTTCTACCGTCTTTAGTTACGTGTGTGTCCTTAGCCATTACGCCTTACCTCCACGTTTCATTCTTTTTTTCATCATACCGCCACCCATAGCTTTAGCACGTTTTTTAGTAGGCTTCTTTTTCTTTTTAACTCTTTTTTTAACTGAGCCACCTTTAGCTTTCATTAATTTAAAGTCTTCGCCTGAAATTTTACCGTCTTTGTTTTTATCAAGTGATTTTTGACCGCCTGTTAAGCCGCCTTTATTCATTCTTTTTTTCATTCCTCGCATTGCGATATCTCCTATAAGATTTTCTTTTATTAACTGTGCCATCGTAATAGTCTAAGGGCCACTTATCATAGTATCCCTTTTTGCGCATCATATCACTGGCACGCTCTAACTTATCATAATTTTGAATTAACACCATCAAAAAATCATTCTCTGGTTCCCAGTTTGTTTCTAGAAATTCTACTGGCTCGTCTTCTTCTTCATCATATGGGTGAGAAGCCATTAAATATATATCTTGTGGTACGAATATAATATTATAACCATTTATAAGTATGCTTAATTCTTCTACTGTTATTTCTATATCACTACAGGCTACTATAACTATGTCTGTTTTTGGGTCTTTTATAAGTTCTATGCCCTCTACGATCTTGTCTATAAGATTGTAGTTCTTGTGTACTTCCAATATTTTAAGAGCATTGTCTTGACGGGCTTTAGCAGCATACGGACATACCGGTACGTTACCTAAGTATTCATTAGGTTTTTCTATAAAGTTTTTAGACCAATCTAATATATCTTCAGTTATTGTCTTCATTTTTGGATAAGAATTGTATGTCTAGCACCACACCTTTAGGTATTACTTGGGCTCTACCATAAATATCGTCTTTATTGTAAGTATCTTTATCGCCTGCAATGATTACACAATCCTCTTTATCAGCAATAAGATAACCGAGTGAATCAACTGTACAAAATTTACTATCTAACAACTCTTCTTTGCTTTGCCACGTGGACATACTACATTCATTAGTATCCAACCAGACTACATTGACCATTGGTGGTATTTCATTGCTCATATTATTTTATACCTGTATTTGAGGCTGTGGTATAGGGGAAATTAGGGACCCCTAGTGTTCGTAAAAAATGAGAAAAAAGCTCTCGCACGCCAAGTGGGAGAAAACTGCCAAAAACTGAATCTACTCTACCGTTTCTACCGTTTTCAAAAAGTAAAACGGTAGACCTTTTCATTAATACTTTCATACACTTAACCTTAAATCTACCGTTACCGTAGTCATTTCAAGTTCGTTAAAAATAAACATAGGTACCCCCTAAATCTCCCTATACTGTAGCCTCAACCGTAGCGTCTGATAGTTGCAATAATGCAACACTTTTATCTATTTTATCCTCAGACTCAAAAGTTCTTCTGTTCATACCTTTTTTATGCCACCCAAAATCATAGTTATTTGTTGTCATTTCAGATAAATTCCATATAACCGCCTTACGATCCGTGAATATATTACAATATAAAGCCCTTTTATTGTTGTTTTCAGCTATTGTCATAAGATCATTGTACTTAGAACGTTCTATAATTACACCTTCTTGTGCAAAAAAATGATCACTTGTGAAGTTTCTACGTTTAATCTCTACTATATTGTCGTTATTTTCGGCGTCAAAAGAATAATAAGCTCCGCGAGCCGCGCTCAACGGTTCTTTAAACAGTTTACCCGACCGATTAATCCGGTTAATTGCGTCTATTTCACCATTGCTATAAGCGTTCACACTTCCTCCGCATATCTAGACTCACAATAAAACTCAAACCCACGTAAATTATCCCCGTATGCTTGTATGTGTGGTAGTAACAACGTCATTTTATTTTCTGCTATGAATTCGTGACAAGACCAGGTATCCTGGAAGCTTTTCTGTTTATATTCACGTTCAACCCGTATGTCAGCATTATTAAATGTTAACATTACAGTAATTACAAAAAACATTTTCATTGTAAACACCATATCAACAACGTTAACAATAATAACGCGGGCATCGGTCCACGGACCGAGGTCCAATCAGACTCTAAGAAAACCCATTTCCAATAATCGACAAAACTCTCCCAACAGGTTACCACTAAACACTTTAAAAATTTCCAGTTACTTGGCATAAAATTTATCTAATCTCCTTAAAAAATCATATTTCGCTTGGCGTAAATCTTCGCCTTCGATTCTAAATTCTTGATAATATAAATCTGGCGTACAGATCATATTCACCGCACAATCAATTTCCGTATCATACACACAGTCGTGGGCCATTGCATATGCGGCCATTTGAAGCTCGTAGTCCCGGATCCATTCTTTTTGTTTTGGCTTATTAGATTGTTTAAAATCAATAATGGTTAGTTTACCGTCCAGCCGTGCAATCAAATCGCAGCTACCGGCATACAACCCTGGGTAATATAACGTGGCTTCGTTGCCGTAAACTTCATCGATCCGGTTATCAATACCTTTGTCTACAATTTTTTCAGCCATTTTTTTAGCTTGCAGACCCAAGTCTGTGAGATCCATATAACCTTCACCCAAACAATATTTTTCCAAATATAAATGCATCGCTGTACCACGGGTACTAGAGTCGTGCGTAATTTTTGCCGCGGCTTTGTGACCAATACGATCGCGCCATCTTTGTAGACTGGCAGCTTTATCTTCTTCTTGAGTCTGCCCAATAACCGTAGTAACGGAAGGTAGTCTTTCCTCAGTACCATCAATAGCATAATGTCTAAGACCTGATATACTAGCGCGTGAACTACTGGGATAAGCATATTTATTTATATTAATTAAATCCATTCTTATGGCATCTTCCTAAAAATTTTTGACCATTTTTTTAGATTATATTCTTCACGTTGAATTTTGTCTATCTTTTCAAAAAGATTATCCCACGAAATCTCATTACCCAGATAATTTATTTTCATTGTCGCCGGTCCTTTGCCTGGGTACAGCTTGTCCAGGTAACCTGAGCAGCGCCACATCCGCCGGGTGTCACCGTCTTTAACGTCTGTTGGTCGCGCGTGTAGGGTAATAGCCTGATCCATATAACACACCTCGCCGTCGGACCAGTTGTGCGTGTAGATATATTCTGGTTTATTTATTTTTTCCCAAATATGTTTTATAAATTTATTAGATTCTTCTACTTCCATACCTAAAAAATGACTGAATAAACTGCCCGGAAAGTGAATACCACCCATTCCTGACGCGGTCTGAGCTGCAAATGGTGCGCACAATCCGTCCAACGGACAACCATTGTAACGCATAATAGCGTGTTGTTCTTCAATTAGCTCGCCGGCAAAGTTATTTAACACCGCCTTGTTATTATAATTCATATCCCATTTGTGCACAGAAATTAATTCATTGACTTGGGTAAAGTCATCTTGATTTAAATTTGCATAAGCCGCAGCTGTCGATAAAAAACTAGTTTGTGAACCACGTGAACCTTCGACACTAGCCAGCCCAACAACCCGACCAGCTGATTCGAATGCCGGTTGATCATTATGCCACCCTAACTTACCGTTAGTAAAAATTCCTAACGCTCTACCACGTCGGTCTTTTTGAAATGTTACTGATTGCATTCTACTTCTATGGCGCGGATTAATTAATTTACCAATGCGTGCAGTAGTGTTACGTACCGCGTTCCAATGTAAACCTTTTAGTTTACCAGTACCGATACCATAGATCACCGGTGACATTCCCGGACTGCCCCAGGAATCTAAAATATCATAGTGACGTTCTTCATTTAACTTTTGTTTAACCACTACGACTTGTTTGTCGGCCAACACTTTACCTAAAGCCGGTATGTGTTCGTCACTAAAAATATCAAAGTCAAATGCTTCGACTGCGTTTTGTAGTTGTTGTATTTTCATATTGTCATATTGTAGTTTGTCGACCACACCTTTCTAATGGGTACATCAAAGTTCTTGTCAAGATATTTGTTCCAGTCATTTAATCCAACCATTTCAAGTACTTGGTAGGGTTTTAGGTTTTCAAAATCTTCCATAAAAAACGTTTGACATTTTTTCGGTTTCATTGCGCGATACGCTTCCCAGCTTTTTTCCATATCATAAGTCCAACGATCTAAAACCTCAATCCCCGGTTCAAATTTACTTAAACGTTGTATCTTACGTTCTTCGCCTGGACCAATATGATAGTAACCGGTAGTCATAGCTAAATATAAACTTCGTGTTTGTGCGCGTACATCAGCACGTTCACAACTAATATAGTCAGCATCAAAATTTGTTTTTGGATTTGTTAGTAACGGATATTTTAATAATACAAAATGATCTCGCATTGTATTTTTTATAATGTACCGTCTAATTTCTTTTTCATAACTATCTGGCACCATAGTTGTATACATAACATTGTGCAGCTCTCCACGTCTCTCTTCTTTGCCCCGAGCTTCGGTCCGCGCTGGACTGCTCGTCATTAATGTATTATTATAATACACGGAGTTAATAACTTCTGGCACCAAGAACTCATTCAAACCTACATACTTACATTTATCTAAATCATAATCACGTTCGTAGATAGACATAAAATCACCTAAACTATCATCACCTTCACGGGCCCGATAATATCGATCCATACATAAATATAAATATGTCGAACCACATCGTCCGTTGTGTAATATTACTTTACTCATTAAAATTTCTATTTGTCTTTCTTTTTGCTTCTTCTAAAAACTTTTTTATTAAATATAATTCTGCTTCTAACTTTTTAATTTTATTTTTTAATGCACCCATCTGTACAATGTATCCATCAAACCCATAAATAATTTCATTAGTTAATTTCCAAATGTCAGCCGACTCTTCAAAACGCATTTCTAATTCTTCTATATAGTCACTATCCGTTGTAACGGCTTTGTCCATACGACAAGAATATTTATACTTTGCCCCTGTCAATTGCAGTGGTTTTACTATCTTCTTTCCATTGGTTTGCATAATCTAAATATTGTTCTTTGACTACCGCCCACATTGGTGACATTCGCATCCAAAATTTAGGTGGTTCTTGTAAGTTTAACTCTTTCTTAACTACTTGTAAATCAACGTTTAAATAAGATTCCCAATCAACCGACATAAACCACGGTGCGCGTTTCCCGCGGCGCCAACCTTCTCTTACAGTAAGAATAAAAACTGTAAATGGATTATATAAAATGTTCTTCCACCAACTAACCGGTGGATATTTTGCTGGTATAAAACTATTTCTAAACGCCATTATTGCACTTGAATACAAGATTGAAGCATAACTTTCTCGCCATTCTTTCGCTAAATGGAATGATAGGACGCCAATCTCTCCGTATGGTGAGGTATCGTAGCCATTAAAGAAGTGTATGAGGTCGTGTTCCATTACACTTGAGCGTAAAAACTGTGATAGTGGAGTTATTTTTTCAATTGGGTAGTAAACACTAAACACATCTAACACTGCGTCACGTCTACTCCAAGATTTAAATTCAGCTCCAAAAGTTCCTGGCTCAAAATCACCATCTTCTATTATATCTAAAAAATGGTCCTGACTATTTAATACTTTACTTGCTACTTTGGTTTTTTTAAAACGCCGATAAATTTCTTTTAACTTACCTTTGTCAAGCTCGTGAACAAACTTAAAAATTAATGGCAGCGGTGACTGCACGTCCGTTTGGAAGACTTTAAAATACATCCAGATTAATTTTATCTGGGTTAATCGATATTTCATTTATTTATAGATTCTAACCAACCTACAAAACTTATCACTTCTATTTGCTACTGATAATGCATCGGAGGTTTGTCGTTTAACGTCATTTTTAATAACATCTGCGCCACTTGCTGAGCAGTCTTGACCGAAAAATATATACATTTCATTACCTACTTTTGGCGAATCTATGGTCCCCCCGACTGGTATATCTTTCATTTCCATTGTCCAACCTGCTTGATATTGCATTGGACAAATAATTCTGGTGTCATCTTGTCTTATTTCAACACTACTTTTTAAACAATTTGGTTCGATACCAACACCACTTTTTCTCCAATCACCATTGCTTTCAGTAGCTGTATATTCGGCTTCAATATAATTAAGGCCGGTGTCTAAAAAATCGTAAGCTGCGGAACTACTATCAGCGTGCTGTAGATTAGCGTTAACTAAATTAGCAAACTCATCAACGTGATTAGAATTAAATTCGTCTGAATCCACCCAGTCATATCTAAGTCTTACCTTGCCTTCGATAAGAAAATAATTATTAGAAGAAGTGTTTAGATAGGGTTTACCAACTACTTGAGTATTAATAAAATTACCTTCACCATCTTTAATGTGCTCTTCGTGGTTTTCTCGAACAACCTTATTACCAATTTTAGTGTTTTGAGCAACACCTAATTGAAGTTTGTTAGCAATGTTTTTTACATTAAAAGGTATAGTTAAAATCATAATTCTTCCGGAATTTCTACGGGTTGTTTTTCTTTTTTAGGCACTAACATTCCATCTAATCTTTCTTGGTGTTTGTTATAAATAACACCATTACCATCCACACTATATCTACTAGCATCATAACCAAGTTCCTCGAGCCATTCTCCTAGAAAAACAGCTTCCCTAGCTTGTATATTATATGGTGCATCACGAACTATAGAAAATGTTTTAGTAGTTAAACCTGGTTCATTAGGTTTGTACACATAAACAAATGTATCTGTGTTGTTCGGATCAGTATCTACAGTTCTATTAAAAGTTATTGTAGCCATATAATTAACTTATTGTAAAAGAGTAAGTATTAGATGTTGAATCTAATGCAGTCTCTACACCACCATTAACTCTTATAGTGTTTGATTGATTTGCACTATTATTAAATAAAGGACTAGTAGCGCTGATACCATTAGTTCCAGTAGTAACACTAGTAAGTGCTCTTGAGAAAAGAACAGTTCCACCCGTACCAACACCATTGTATACAGTTAACGTTTTACCTTGTAAACGACTAGAGGCATTATTACCGTTAATATCTGAGGAATTACAAGCATTAGCAAAGTCTTTAACTACTACCATCAAAGTTAACGTATTTATACCTGGTGAGCTACCGTTCCAAGTCATCGCATTAGCAAGAACACGAAAACCACTCCCTGTAACTAATGCTCCAGCAGTTACAGAACCACCAGCTGTAAATAGATTAGATCCTAAAGAGTAACCTTTCATAAGGTTTTTAGCGTTGCCAGGTTGTCCTGCAACATATTGAAGAAAAGTTGGATAGATAGTTTTACTATAAAAATTAGATGCACTGATAGCACCGGAAGTAGGTATGCCAGAAGTTCCGTCAGAAGATGGAATTTTAGATCCTTCACGATATAAATCACCCATAGACACTGCTCCAGAAAAAGCAGCCTCAGTTCTAATAGCCCCGAATGAAATAGCTCCCGATGAAGGTAAAGTCATAAAGTATCCTATACAGTTGTTGAATTCTTAAAATATATTATTCCCTCGTTATAGTCAATATCAGCAGGGTTTTTTTGTAGTTCTTCAGGGGAAATGGCTGACATTCTAGCCCAATTAGTGTGACCATAGTTCTGTTTACAGATTCGATCTACCGTACTTGCTGGTAAATCAACCTCGACTATTTTATCACCCTCTTGTTCAGCACCTTCGGGAATCCATTCTATTTCAAACTCTTCACTATCTGAATTAGAAAGAGATAAAAAACTAGTTTCTATTTTTACTTTTTTCATTTATTCCTTCTAAAAATTGTTTGGTTGTTTTAGGACTTAATCTTTTTTTGTTTTTAAAAATACTATTAAAGTTTTCTTTGTATTTTACTGATGGGTAATGTGCGCCGTCTTTAGCCATAGTTACTCCTTCATCTGTGATGCATATGGATCCGTTGATAGCATACGTTGTTTTTTGTCAATTGGGACACCCATAATAATATCTTCTACATTTTTAGTAAAGTAATTTACCATTTGTCCAATAATATTATCTTGCGATAAAGTGTCAGCTAAATCTTTTAAATCTTCACCGTGCTGTAAACACCTTGAGATTAGTTTACCGGACGCTCTTAGTTCTCGATCCAAGTACGAATCAGTTGGTTTAATTTTTACCCAAAACGCTAACGGTATTACCCCATTTTTATTTGCGGTGTAGTTTACAATACCCACTACCTTGCGGTCATCTATAGGTAGAGTAAAAGTTGTACTCATCATCCGGTCCGGAATCGTTGCTCTCATTATTTTATCGTCCTTTAATGTCATCTCCGTGCTCCTCGATAAATTGGTACAGTTGTATATTTGTATCTTTCACCTGTTCAATTTCGTGCCACATCGTGTCTATTGTATTGTTGAGTCTATCAATATATCTAAAATTTACAACCATAACTGTTATACAAAAATGCAGTATTAGTAGTAATAATACAAAATTAGTGTACTTGCCCAGCGGCGTTAAGAATTCTTTCACCTTCTTCCTCCCAATAATTTTTTAATAATTTTTCATAATTTCTTTTCCACATTAACCGCATTCGTGGACACGTTACTTTAGTTAACATATCTCGACAGTTATTAATGCGTTTCATTCTATCTGCTATTGTCACCATCCGTATTCATCCTCGGGGTTTAATGGCATCATTTACCTACTTCCGGTAAAGTCTCGCCAGACCATTTTGTTTTTGATTCACGACCACCTTCTATATTAATTCGTGTTTGATTTTTAGGTAGCAGCACATAACCATTATGTGCTGTTACTTTTTTACCCATATGTGTAAATTCTTCTTCACACATAGGACAATCTATTTCACTAGACCGATCAAAAACCCCAGCAATTACTGGTGTTATACGAATATATCCATTGCCATCACAGCGTGGACATATTGTTTTAACTAGACTTTCGCTTTCCATTTTTCTTAGTTTCTTTCTCTAGCATAAAGCTAATTGCTTTCTGTATTGATACAGGCACTTCAAAACGAGTGGCTGCAAACTTTATAAGTCTATTGTGAGTGTCTTTTGACACTGATACTGACTTAAATTTTTCCGTATCTGGCATATTCTTCCTTCTGTTTGTATTATACTATGGGATAATATAGTCCTTTTATTTTATTTGACAAGTATTTAATTTAATATATTATAATATCAATCTTTCCCTTATCATATGCCGCCTCTTTTATTCCTTTTTAGAGGCGGCAAACTAAGATATAGATCCCCAGTTTGTGCCTTCTTCAAAATCTACTTTATTTGGTACTTTTAATTGAACCGCATCTTCCATTATATTTATAATTTTCTCCGCTTGCTCTTTAGAATGTACAGAAATATCTAATTCATCGTGTATTTGTATATGAGGTACTTCCCCGGCTTCATAAAGAGCTAACATAGCTTTCTTGGTCATATCAGCAGCACTACCTTGAATTAATTTGTTTAACGCTTTGTAAGTGAATGCGCGTTTAATCCCCGGGCCGTGTTCCCTTAGTGCGTCTTCGTGTTTTAATGGTTTCTTAATTCCATAACCGTGAGGCTCCCACATATCAAAATGACAAAGTCTACCGCCAATGGTGCGAATCTTACCACTGTCCTCAGCCTGTCTAGTTACAGCTTCTGATAACATTTTTACAAACGGCGCCTTTCGATGATAATTACTTATTAAACTTTTTGCAGGTTCTTGTTGTAAACCTAATTCCGCCATAAGTTTATTTTTACCCATACCGTACATTAATCCTAAGTTAATAGTCTTGGCCTGTTTACGTTCGATACCAGCCATATCAGCAATCATCTGATGAAAGTCTGCTTCACCATCATTATATTGATCGACAATCATTGACGATCCTTCTAATTTTAATAAAGAAGCATAATGCACCACAATTCTTGGTTCTTGTTGAGAATAATCAAAACAACCCCAGGTACAATTTTCTTCAGGTAAAAACAATGACCGTATCGCCGGACCAATAACTTTGTGCCGTGCCGGTATTTGCTGTAGGTTGGGGTTACTGTAACTAAAACGACCGGTTACAGTTCCCCCGTCGTCCGACCGGATCTGGTTGATGTCACTATGGATTCTACCATTGTGTGCGTGCTTTAAAATTGTATCAATAAAAGTTGAACTAGCTTTATTAATTTCTCTTGCTTCATTAATTAATTTTGGTAGCTCGTGCGGGTGTGTTGCTAAAAAGTTTTTAGTAAAGCTTGGTGCACCTTTATCAGTACGATCATAAGGCATTTTTAATTTATCAAATGCTTTAGCAATACTAGTAGCTGCATATATCTCTATGGGAAAACCTGATAACTTTTCTATTTTTTGGTGAATTATTTTTTCCTGTTTATTTAAATCTTTTTTTAAAATTTCCGCTTGATTCAAATCAACCCTAACTCCCTTAAATTTCATATCAACTAAACACGGGAATAAGTTTGTCTCTAAATTAAATATGTCCCATAAATCTTGCTGTGTTAGTTCGTGTTTCATTGCGTGCCATAATTTTAGTGTCACTTCTGCATCGCGTTCAGCATACTCACCTACCAACGGTGCGGGTAATCGCCACATCTCTGCTTTAGGGTTGACACCCCAAGCTTTGGCCGCCTCTGCTAAAGTCTTTTCATTCTTACCCATACCTACATATTGTTTAGACATAGAATCAAGAGTAAAACTCCAACGGTTTTCATCGACCAGCGATGATGCAATCATTGTGTCAATAATGCCACCACGGATTTGAAAACCAAGTGATCTAATCCAGGAAACATCATACATCGCATTGTGAAATATTTTTGTAGCGTCGGTATGTAAAACTTCTTCGAACCAATCTAAAACTAATGCTCGATCCATATTGCCGCCAGCTTCGTGTGCTATCGGAAAATAACCGGACCAACCTTCAACCGCTACTGCAATACCAACGATCTCACCGTCACCACGTATCGCACCTGAACCCATAGTCATAAGGTTTGGATCTCTGGTTTCTAAGTCAATCGCTATCTCTGAATACTCTTTTAAGTCTGGTAAATTTAATGGTGGTACCCATTCGGTTTCCGGACTAAACATTGGCATTTGTAGTGGTTTATTCATATTGTGCTTTCAGTTTATTCAAGAACCAGATTGCTTTGTCTAGGTCCTCGATAGGTTTGCCTTTGTGTTCGTGCCGCCATATATATTTGACCGCACTACCTTGTAAATAATATTTAAAACCATCACCTTGCATAGAAGCAATGGCATCGATGCATTGTATTTGTCCTTGGTTGTAATGTGATGGATAATCAACTGCATCAAATTTTTTTAAATCACCTTCTTCCAGTTTAATTTCTCTGTTTTCAACAGTAAATCCTGGTATGCCAAATTTATTTTTCATAATGGGTACGCCCTTTCGTAGTTTTTTGGTTCTAAAATATGTAATGCTTTCTTTGCACGAGTAACGGCTACATAAAACAACCGGTGCAAGTCGTCTGGATCAATATCATTAGCATCGACAGCAGACTTAGTAATATCAGGCAGTAGTAAAACATTATCAGCTTCGCCTCCTTTGGCGCCGTGTATTGTAGACATAATAATTCTTGGTGCCTTAATTATATTTTCACCTCGAGCTAACATATTTCTAATATAGTTTTCTGTATTAGAACCAAGCCCTTCAAAAGAACTATGCCAAACTTCTTTAGTTTGTAATCCGTGTTCCGCGATGCATTCTTCAATACCATAGTGTAAGTCTGCATCAAAAGTTTTTGCAGTACGATAACCCCGTGTCACGTTATCACCAAGATAAGAATATATATTTTTTATTTGTATAACACTTAGTCTTTCACCTTTAATCCATTGACCCCAGTTACGTATCGCTGTAAGTAAATTTAAAGACACTGAATATTTACCACGGTGTGAATAATACCAACCCTGCAGTTCACATAATTCTTTTATGTCATCGAGAAAATAATTTGCTGATGCTAATACTAACCACTCACCTTGTGACATATCTACTTGAGTAATGTCAGCGTAACGATGTAGCTTTCCAATTTCTGGTCTTGGTTTATAATTTTTATCATATCTATTTTGTACGCGATCAATAATACTTTGTGATAGTTCGTGTATTGGTCCACCAGGAATACGATACGATTGATCTAAAACTTTAATATCGTCAACATCTTCACGGAGGGCAATGAAATGATCAACATCGGCGCCCGCCCACTTAAAGATTGCTTGATCGTCATCTCCAGCAATGTAAGTTTTGTTTGACTTGGCCCACATACCTCTAACCATTTTCCATTGCAATGGAGATAGATCTTGTGCCTCGTCGATAAACAAGACATCAAAGTTTGGGCTGATATCTTGTGAAACAAAGTTGTCCAGCATATCGTCATAATCTATCATACCTTTCTCTTTTTTAAAACGATTAAGTTCTTGATTTAATAGGAATAAAGTGTCTCGTTCAATATCTAAATTGTGTAAGTTATCATCATAGACATCCATTAAATCTCGTTCCGTTACTCTTGCTTTATTTATTAATCTTAAATATTCATTGTCAGAATTAAATACACCATCACTTTCGGAATGAAATGACATTTTAATTGGTATGCCAACTTTCAAACCAAACTCTCGATAGTCTTCTTTTTTCATTACACGTTCTTTGTTAAGACCTAACATTCTAAACGCTAAAGAATGTAGCGTTCTAAAATAAATTAAATCTTGCTTCTCATCTAAATCAAATTTCTCTGCTGCACGACTAGCTGCTTCGTGTGCAGCCTTGCGTGTAAAAGAAAAATAACCAATACGTTTTGCATCAACACCGGACTTCATAAAATCATCAACTAAATTTAATAGTGTAGTAGTTTTACCGGTACCTGGTGGACCTAAGATAATTGTTTTCATTAAAACGGTGACTCCTGATAAGTTACACGACTAACTTCTGCACCACCATCTTTCAATGCTTTTATTTTAACAAGGTGAGGTGTCTGACTTTTTAGTTTCATTCTAACCTCATCTACATAAATATCTTTTAGTTGTCTAATCAAGTTACCTGTCTTTTGTAAATCTATGTCCCAATTGTTACGCTTAGCAAAAGCATAAAAATCTCTCATTCTAAAATAAGTAAAGCCTTCATCAGTCCAAGCTATTTTGTTTAAGATATCTTCTTTAGTTCTGGCTTTAGATCTATGTACAGTAAAATCATATAATAAATTTTCTATTTGTACTTGTGGACTCAAAGATTCTAATGCCTCAATCTCAACTAAACCTGCCATTAAAGGTTTTAAATAAACTTCACGCCAGTCTTTGGCTTTTGGTATAAGTGTAATAACTTTTGCTTGCTTCATACAAACGATAGAAAATAAATTTGGATTATGTAATTCTTCAGCAGTAAACACAACTCTCTTCCCAGCAACATTTAAAAACCATTGCGGTGGATCAGAGTTTATAACTGTCAACGTATCTAGTTCTGGCATCTGTTCTTCTTCAAAGCCTACACCAAACTTTTTAGTTCTACACTTTGCAGCATTACAGACACCGCAGATAGGTTGGTCTTTACATCTATATTTATCGTAACCACGCTTACCTATTGATCCTAATAATTGTTTTACTTCTTGAAAACCTAATGGTGGGTCCATATGTGTCTGATTATCTTCCATAACTTTATCTTCCCAGTTATCGGGATCAGCTTGTTTCCTGTAAACAGCAATATTAAATAAACCATTATTTCTAGAGCCATCACCAAAACCATCTGCTGCTAGTTTATTTAGACACGGCGGTCCATCTTTAAAAGCCTCTTCAACTTTAACAATCTTGTCTTTTTGAATAATAATTTCTTGTACTTGTTTTTCAGTTAAAGCAACTTGTTCATAGTATGTATAAAAATCATCTAGTTTAATAGCTACACCTTCTGCATCCATAGCATAACGTAAACCACGCGTACCATTGTGATAGGGTAGATTTAAAAAGTTACCAGTGTCACCACGTTCTACTAGAATCTCAGTTTGTTTTGGAAATATTTCGCTACCACCAAACCCCAATGCTTCTGACATAGCTTTTAATTTTGCCTGCATTAAAACAGCAGGAATAAAATCTTTTGTAAATAAAAATAAATGTGCACCACCAGACTTTGATCTAAAAGTTACCAACGGAAAGTTCTGTAGTTTAATTGAATCGATTATTTTTTTATGATCTAATCCTGAATATTCATCAACATCAATACAGCCCCACTTACATAAATTACTTTCATTAATAGGTATGACACCCAATGCTGGATCCTTACCATCTAAATGATCTTGCCATAGCTTGTCGGGGATAGGTTCTTTTTTAATAAATGCTTTACCAACTGCTTTACCTTTGTCAGTAGTTTCACCAGTTAATATTAGTTGACCATAGGCACTCTTATTGCCTTCAAAAATATTCTTAAATTTGTCCATATAGTTTATAATATTCTTTCTGATACTTTCTATTTTTCTCTCTATTCTTTTCTCGGTATGCTTGTTGATAACCGGATTCTTTTAACTTTCTTTTTTTATAGGCGATTCCCTCGGGACTGTCCATAAATAATTTTTTTTCTTCTTTTAATTTTTTAACAACAGACCGTAAACTATCCATAGTTTTCTTGCGATAGTATCGCATCTGATATAAAGATTCTCTGCTTCTTTTCATAGGAAAATTCCGTAGACCTAACCTCGGGGGAAGTTAGGTCTACAACATAGATTAAAATGGTACCGAGTCGTTTGATTTCGATTCAGTTTCTTCTTCACTATGCTTAGTTTTCACATCACCGTCTCTCACCGATTCTGCAAAACCTTTAGCGGCCGCGTACAAATTTTTATCCTGTACCGGACCTACCTTAGAAATAGTCCAACCATACCAAGTTCCCTTGTCATTAGATTGTTCTACTGTCTTAAGGTTATACACGTGACTATATGAAGCCGGAGTAAACAAACCATTCTTTCCTTGTAGTTTGATACTGTTCATCATTGAGTTCCAATTACGACTAACTTTAAGTTGAGTCGATTTCATAGAAACTAATGCCGTCTGCATATCTTCCGTAAGCACATAATAAGAAGCAGTGTTCTCAAGATAATTACCGTTTGGTAATCTATCTTTGTATCCTGCATCTCTTGTAGCCTCTTTAATGACGCCACTGCTTACTGAATGTATAGCAACCGGAGCGGATGTGCCCTGGCCTCTATCACTCCACTCAACATACTCTCGCTTGTAATAAGCTGGGATTATGTTAAGTCCTTTTTCCCCATCATATGCCTGCTTAGTCACGGTATTAAATATCATACCTGCTTCTGCACCTTCAACATATTTGGCGTCCCGTTTATTTATCTCGGGTGATAGCTGTCCTAATACTCTTAGAAAAGGTAGTGCCATATCTTCAGCACCCATATTATCTAAACCTGTATTAGAATCTGCTTCAAACATACTCGCTAAAGCTATGCTTGTGTCTTCTTTTTTCTTTATTGCTTTTTCTTGTGTCATTATTCGTTCTCCTTGTTTCACGATTTCCGGCTTATTTTGGTTTGATCTTTCACGAAAGTGTGAAAATAATCCGAGGGCATATCGAGGCCGGCCTCGATACGCTCTCTAAAGAGTGCTTTCAAAGTCATAGGTTCTACCTTCTGCTTCTGCGAAGGCTCAAAGCCTTCTTGCACTGCAAGTTCTAACAAATCGTTAGCCCTTGTATCCTCGCCCTTACCGAACTGAACAGCAACCTCATTTTTAATAAGATCACCTAGTCCGTTGTTACGAAGCCATTCATACGCTGATTCGACCGAGTCTTTTTTTACAGTACAGCTATAGGCTTTTCTAACCTCTACACCACTACCGTCAGCGAGTTTCAAAGATGATAGCCCTTGCTCTGCGAGCAAATTAGGTATTATCTCTGAACTAATTTTGTCTGCTTTTTCTTTATATTCTTTAACTGTTGCTTCAAGTTCTTCAATTTTTTCTTGATGTGCTTGTAGCTCTTGGCAATATGAAGCCAATGTTTGTATGTCTGTTTTTTCTATCAGCTGTTGCTGATCGTCTTCTAAATCGTCTAGTGTTAAATTACTCATTATTCTTCTTTCTGATATAAGTCTATGTTTAAGGGATAATATTTATACTCTTGTCTATCCCATTTCAAGAGATTAAATTGTCCATTAGTAGTATCACTAACTACAGCTGTGGATAACCCAATAATTGAAGGATCACCCAAACATAAAATATAATCATCGGGTTTAAAATCCTGTAAATTTTTTTTCATTTTACGTACAAACGGCGCTGCACTGTAAATAATATTATCTTGTTTTGGTAAACAAATAACTAAGTAACCAAACTCAGATGCACTTAATACATTTATATTAGGCGCGGGGTGTTGTAATACATAAACAAATTTTTCTTTAGGGTTCTCTACTTTAAAAGCTAAAAACTCTGCTAGACTTCTAGGTTTATACAACTCAAATATTTTATTCTTCATTCTAAAACTTTCTTAAATTTTTATCTTGAATTAAATATAATTATGTTTATATATATGTCAAGAAAGAATTTAAAAGAAAGTATAATTAATTATGATAGACCATTATAAATACAAAACTAAGCCCTATGAGCATCAAAAACTAGCCTTAAAAAAATCCTGGGCTACTAAAACATTTGCTTTATTTATGGAAATGGGTACCGGTAAATCCAAGGTCCTCGTTGATAATATAGCTATGCTTTATGACAAAGGCGCGATCCGCGGTGCCTTAATCATTGCCCCTAAAGGTGTATATAAAAACTGGGACAGCATAGAATTTCCGGTACATTTACCGGACCACGTAGAACATACTAAAGTATTGTGGGAAGCTAATATTACTAAGAAAAAACAATTTGAGTTAGATACATTATTTGATGGTAAAGAAGACCTTAAGGTATTGATAATGAACGTAGAAGCATTTTCTACAAAGAAAGGTCTGGACTTTGCTAGAAGTTTCCTTAACATATTCTTAGGGAAAGCCCTATTAGGAATCGACGAATCAACGACAATCAAGAATCCGACAGCTAAACGTACAAAAAATATTTTACAAATAGGGAATCTAGCGTCGTATCGTAGAATCTTAACCGGCTCACCTGTTACCAAATCTCCACTTGACTTATATAGTCAATGTGAGTTTTTAGATCCATACCATCTAGAGCATCAATCTTATTATAGTTTCCGTGCACGATATGCAAATATGGTCAAGAGAAATTTTGGTGGTCGTTCAGTACAATTAGTTACAAGTTATAGACGTCTAGACGAACTAGGTGATAAGTTAGATAGTTTTTCGTACCGAGTATTAAAAGAAGATTGTTTAGATTTACCACCTAAAGTATTTACTAAACGTATTGTTGAGCTAACTAAAGAACAGCAAGATGTTTATGCACAGATGAAACAAATGGCTATGGCTTTTACTGAAGAAGGTAAAATTATGTCAACAGTAAATGTAATGACACAGCTAATGCGGCTACATCAAGTTACTTGCGGTCACTTCAAAGCTGACGATGGTACGGTTACACATTTAAAAAACAATCGTGTACAGGCATTAATGGATTGTATTGAAGAAACTGAAGGTAAAGTAATTATATGGGCAAATTACCGTGAAGACCTAAAATTTATAGTCGCTGAGTTAAAAAAAGCTTACGGAGAAGCCTCTACAGTCGAATATCACGGTGGGGTGGACCCTACCCATCGCCAAGAAGGAATTGCTCGATTTCAGCAAGTTAAGGGCCCTGCGCGCTTTTTCGTCGGAAATGCACAGACTGGAGGTTATGGAATTACCCTTACTGCCGCCAACACCGTTATTTACTATTCTAATAACTATGACTTAGAAAAAAGACTTCAATCAGAAGACCGAGCACATCGTATCGGCCAGACTGGCAGCGTATTGTACATAGACTTAATAGCAGAAAAGACTATAGATGAGAAAATAGTTAAAGCACTTAGAACAAAGGTAAACATTGCAAATGAAATTATGGGCGAAGATCTTAAAGATTGGATCTAAAGTAGAATTGGAGAATAAGAAGTTCGGCCTTCTATTCGTTCTGCTTTCAACGTTTGTTTTCGTAAGTTTTCCATCTTACTAGAACAATGTATCCAACCGGAGTTGGGGTCAACCCCATCATAAAATTCTAGTATCAATTGATCAAACTCACAGTTGTCCGCGATCCACGTTGCAAGTTCTAAATTATCTACACCACCTATTTCAAAGTCTGCTGCCTCACCCTTGGCGTGTTGTGACTTAGCCGAAGAACCGATAGCCTCGCACAACGCTGGGCTTCTATAGCCTGAAGATATCATAACCGGTTTACCGAAGTGCTCGCGCACTGGTTGCAGGATGGTTTTCGCTAGGTGAATAAGATTCTCAATCTCCACGGTCCCTGGTTCATTGTCGATACCTTTGCGGGTCGCGGTCTGTGATTTAGTTAGCTCAGCTAATGTAAAGTTATTTGATAAATTCATTATAATAAATCCGTTAGTGACGTCAATCCACCTTCTGCTTTTTTAGGTCTAAATTTAATTATCTCTGCAGTGTCAGAAGGTAAACTTACATCAAGAGGAATAGACCCGCCAAACTCTGCTTCAAAATAATCAAAAACATCTTTAACTTTTCTTTTAGTAATTCCTTGAGGAGGTTTTGCTGCTAAACTTATTTTTTTTATTTCTTTTAATATATTATTTCGTTCACGTGGACTTAAACCTTTAAACATTTTAGCGTTCATACCTTTTGCACTGCCGTGCATACCCAACACTCCTATGTCTCTATACAAATCAAAAACACCATCCCAATTTTTGTTTTGAATTAAATTTCTAGTCATAACTTTAGTTGCATTAGTAATACCAGTAAGATCTTTAGCTGCTTTAACAGGTTTAATCATTGGTCGTACGCCTTGCGATGCTAGCTTAGCTGCTGCGCCCATACCTTTTAATGCACTCATTATACCAGTACCAATCACTAGAAACCTCTAAAAGCGCTTTGAATACTATTGGAATTATTATATTGAGCTTGTGGTCCACCCATAGGAGCCGCATAATTATAAGCATCAGGCTGTTCTCCCGGTTGACCTCCTGTAAATACTTGATTATTAGGATCTGGAACTTCTTGCTTTTGAGCAATTCGTAATAGCTCAAGTATACCTGTTGCCGGACCTGGTTGCAGACCTATTTCCGGACGCATTCCTCCTGGTAATCCTCCTGGTAATCCTGGGAACATACCTCCAGGTGTCATTCCCGGACTAGGTCTCACTGGCGTTGGTCTGTTAATTCCAATATCAGGTAGTGGTTGAGCTATTGGCAACGCTCCTGGTAAACCTGTTGATTGTTCGTCTGGTCCCATATATTCTTTAAACAAATCTCCAACACCTGTTAAAATTTGATCCGAAAAAGCATTAGTGTCAAAACCTGCTGTACCTGCTTGCGGAGGTGGAGATGGTTGTTGTAGTCCAGGATTAAAACCACCACCAAGCATAGGATCAAAAGCAGCAATCGGTCCTGGTCTGGTATCCAGGTTTGGGTACATTGGTTGCATATTTAAATTCATAGGGGGTGGCGTATTAGTAGCACTTTCATATAATGTTGGACCACCAGTCACAACAGATTCTGTTGGGTTGGCAGCAAAACCACTAAAGCCTGGATTGTTTGCCATTAAATTAGCTAAATTAGGAATCGTATTACTCTGCTGTAGTTCAGTATGTGGAGTCGCTGGTTCTCGTCTTACAGCTGCTTCATTATTTACTTGACCTAATATTCCAGTTGATTGCATTATAACATCCCCATCAGTGTTTCTATAACCATTAATCCTACAGCCCCCACTATAGATAATACTACCCAATAGATTTTGTCTATCTTGCCACCCAATGACTCTATGTCTTGATGTAGGTGTTTTACGTCACCCTTTAAATTGTTTAGATCTCTCTTCACGCCTGTTATATGTCCTTGTAATGAAATAATATGTTCTCTTTGTGTTTTTGGTTCCATAATTAACTTCCAAATATTGTATCGTTTGATCCAAATACTTTGGATCCTTTAGCTTGAGTTAAAGATGTATTATTGGTTGCTGATCCCCCAAGGCTATTTAAACCTAGATTTAATGAAGGTAGTCTACTAGTAATTCCTTCAGTTGACAAGACAGTGTTTTCACCTGCAAACGGATTAGGGAAATCCGGTAATTTATCACCAAACAATTTTAATTTATTATATTGAGCTGCTAATCGTCTAATAGTGTTTTTAGCTCTAGCATACGGACTGTTGTTTCCTAGCTCTCTAGCTTGATCTCTAAATGATTTTTCTATATTTTCTGATGGAATAAAAGGTTTAAACTCACCATTAATAATACCTCTTAATGCTTTATTAGAAACCCTATCTTTAAATTCTCTTTTTAAAGCATCTTCCTTAGCACCTAAAATCATAGCACCATAAAAATCTTTAGTCATATTTTTTTGTACTTGATATAGAGATTCGTTAGCTAATTTATATCTATCAATAATTTGCTCTGGTGTAACCACGCCACCTTTTAATAATGGTGATGTAAACTCACGACGAGAATTGTTAATACCAGTTCTATAATCAGCGATCTTATACTTCATTGTATTAACGGGATTAATTTTAACTGCTCTTAATCCGGCAATACCTGCAGCTTCTTTGGTAAAGTCATAAGACTTACCATATTCATCAGGTCTTTCAAAAACAGAATTAAATAATCTTTTAATAGTACTAATTGAACCTGGAGTTTGTGATTCAACTAAATGAAATAATCCAGTAGCAAAGCGATCACCATACGGAGTTTGTTCTGTGTATAATCTTCTACCGTCTCTAGTTCTTCCATTCCTTACAAAAACATCTGTTAATGCTTGAGTCCAAATAGATTCACTAATAAAAGGTGAACCAAGTTCTGTAGTAGACTCAACTACACCTTGCATAAGATCTTCCATAACTGTGTCGTTGTCAGTTCTACCATCTGCTACTGCATTCATAATAGTTTTAAACGGTCGTATCATTGTGTCGTATGCATTAGCGTGAGAAAAATCTACGTAAGTAAAATTACCATCATCATCTTTTATAGGTATCAAAGTTGAGTTCTTAGACCAGTCAGGAACAAATCTTCTTAACGCATCCATTTCTAAACCGCTTACATTGTAAGCTGCTTTAAATGCTTCAACGGTTCCGTATGGTATAGCCACTGCGGTAGCACCAAAACCAGCCATACGTTGCATACCAATAGACCTAAAAGGTTTAGTTTTTGTAATAGGGTCTATATAATTAAATTCTTTAAAACCTTTACCAAGAATATTTATACTAGTTCTGATAATTTCTGCAGGGAAAGACACAAAGTTACCTATTGGTGCTTTTCTTAAATCTTTAATAAACTTAGAAACGTAATCATAATTAGGCACATTATTACGTACAATGTTTGCGGCTGCTTCATCTAAATATTCTTCAGCATTTTTAAAAGCCATACCTAAATCATTATCAGACGACTTAGCAAAAACATTTGCGTCGATACCTGATTTTTTTAAAGCATCTTTAATACGTTTACGTTCTGCAGCAAATGTATACATTTTCCAAAAATCATCTTCAGCGGTATATAAATCAGTTGCATATTCTTTACCTTTGTTTAATTTTTTACCTAAGTTCTGCATAACTTTATTAGTAAATTTAGTAGTACCAAAATCTACGTCATCAAGTAAATCTTCTAAGTCACCTAACCTGGCATTTTTATTTACCACACCAAGACGTAATAGTTCTCGGTATCTTTTGTTTGCAGCTTCACTACCTCTAGCACCTACTTGACTAAATGCACCCATTGCTTCATCAAGTGCTTCTCTATTCATTAAAGGCATAATACCGTTAGCTGAAGCAAAGGCTGTTGCTGAAATTAAATTACGAAAATGTGTTACCGGAGATAGAACTGTTTTTGCTAATTGTGAAGTTGCTTTTGGATATAGAACAAAATTATTATAGAAAGTAGTAAACACATTATCTTTATCAAGAACTGTAGTCCAACCACTATTAACTTCTTCTAAAGCTTCTTGAATACCTTTGCTTGACCATCTACCGTTTAAAGGATTAACTGCTTCAATATTTAATTTACCGCCAGGATTTGTTGCTAACATTTGTATAGCTTTTTCACCTACGTTATTATCACCAAACACTGCAGCTGCTTCTCGTCTAGTATTAAACATTTGTTTACCAGCCATTGTATCATAGAAGTCACCAAAGAATTCGTGTTTACGTCTAACCAAAGATAAATCGCTTAAGGTAGATAAAATAGTTGCACTAGGATCTTGTACTTTGCCAAATAAATCTTCAATAACTTTTCTTGGTGTAAGTCCATTAACTAAAATATCTTCACCTGCTTCACCAGCAACTTTGTTTAAAGGCAACATAGGTTTAGTCCAGTCTTTAATAGCTATGTCTTTTAGAAATCCAGTTTCATCTTGTAATAAAGGCACTGCTTCGCCTTCAACTAAAAATTTATTTTGTTTTTTAGAAGATACTAAAATACGTTCTACTTCGTATGCAGCTTCTTCATCGCTTAATGTTTTACCAGTTCTTTTGAAAGCTAATTGTTTAAACAATTCTTTTGCATTTGTAACTGCTTCAGCGGTAGGTTTAAAACCTTTTAATGCTTCACTGTTTTTATTCCCAAAAATCCTGTAAGTGTCATCAATATAATCTAAAGACTTAGTTTCAAAAGCAGTTTTAAATTTAGCAAAACGATTTAAAGTATCATCTGCAGCTTCTTTAGTAGATTTACCAAACCTAAATACATTACTTGCAATATCAGTAAAAGATTTATCCATAGTTCGTCTAGCTCTTTGTAATATTCTAATAACTTCTTCTGGATCTTTTAATTTTGCTTTACGTAAAGCATTAAGAGAATCAACTGTCATATTACCTAAAGTAAAAGTAGCACCTTCTGTTAAACCTTCTGCACTAAGAATAGGAGTAACCGTAGGTCCATCAGCACTTGATACTAATGCATCATTAACAATTTTAGTAAGTGCGGTTCTTTCTTTTTGTACTCCAATACCAAACTTCTGACCCATCTGTCCGTACAATGCGTCTATTTCTTTGTCTAATTGTCGTTGTAGTTCTTGTGCTTTATTGGCATCAGCTGATCTTCTACCAATCATTTCACGTTCCATTTCAAAAAACTCTTTAGTCTTTTTACCTTGTGGTGTCGTGTACTCTAAAATTTTATCAATCAAATCATTATTACGATTTAAATTATTACTTCTTTGCACCGCTTGTTTAATCGCGGT